AGCCCAGCGACCGACAGCGCAGCGCGAAGCTCAAGTCTCGTGAGCGCAAGTTGCAGGACGAGAGCGACACGGTTGCTGTGATGTCTACGCGAAGTGGTCGCCGGTTGGTGTGGCGAATCTACAACGGCTCAGGGTTCCTGAGCCAGTCCTTCACCGGCAATAGCATGACCTTTTTCAAGGAAGGCCGGAGGAGTGTCGGCAAGCAGCTCTACGACGAACTGATGGACATCTGCCCGGATCTTTACGCGCAGATGGTGAGTGAGAACAAACCCAAGAAGGAGAGGCCCAATGCCTGAAGAGACCACGACCACTGGGGCGGCTGACACCACTACCCAGACCACCACAACCGCAGCTGGCGACCCTGCTGCTTCCACGGCAGCTAAGACTGCCGACACCAAGCCGACCGGCATCCTGACCGATCCGGCGGACAGCACGACGAAGGCCGGTGACCCGGCTGCGGATTCGGCAGACTCTAAAAAGGGTGATGCTCCCGTAGGGGCTCCGGAGAAATACGAGCTGAAGCCTGCTGAGGGCTTCACGCTTGACGAAGCGCTGCTTGCAAAAGCAGAGCCGGTATTCAAAGAACTGAACCTCACCAACGAGCAGGCCCAGAAAGCCGCAGACCTCTTTGCCGCCATCAAGACGCAAGAGGCTGCGGATAGCCAGGCTGCCATCGTGAAGCAGGTGGAGGACTGGTTCACTGCCGTCAAGACTGACCCTGAGATCGGAGGCAAGGTTTTCGACACCACCGTCAAGCACGCACAGGCTGCAATCGGTCGCTTCGCCTCACCTTCGCTCAAGCAGTTCCTGTCCGATACAGGGCTGCGCAATCACCCTGAGCTGGTGCGAACGTTCGCCAAGATCGGCGCAGCCATGTCCGAGGACACTATCAGCACCGGCTCAAGCGCTAAGGAAAAACCGGATGCGGCAAGCCGCATCTTCCCTTCCATGAACAAAAAGTAAAGGAGGCCCACAGTGGCTGCTCTTGCTACCACCCACCCCACGTTGCTCGATCTCTCCACTCGGATGGACGACAATGGCAACATCGCTCCGATCATCGAGATCCTGGACCAGTCACATGACATCTTCGATGACATGGTCTGGATTCAAGCCAACGAAGTGACGAGCCACAAGACCACCATGCGTTCCGGCATTCCCGAGCCGACGTTCCGCAAGCTCTACGGAGGCGTCCAGCCTTCCAAGAGCCGCACCATGCAGATCAAGGACAACATTGGCATGATGGAGAACTACGCCGAGATCGACAAAGCCTTGGCCGACCTCAACGGCAATAGCGCTGAATGGCGGCTGTCGGAAGAGCTGCCCTTCATTGAAGGGTTCAACCAGAAGCTTTGCCGCTACACCTTCTACGGCAACGAGGCCACCGAGCCTGAAGGCTTCACCGGCCTCTCGCCCCGCTTCAACAGCCTCAGCGCTGAGAACGGCATCAACATCATCCAGGAACCCAGCATCTCCGGCAACGATGAGACCAGCATCTGGCTCATCGTGTGGGGACCGAACACCTGCCACATGCTCTATCCCAAGGGCTCCCAGGCTGGGCTCCAGGTCACGGACAAGGGCCAGATCACCATCGAGAACATCGACGGCAACAACGGGCGCATGGAGGCCTACCGGACACACTATCGGTGGGACTGCGGTCTCTCCGTGCGTGACTGGCGCTATGTCAGCCGCGCTCAGCTGGACTTCGGCGCGATGACCAAGGCAGCTGCGACCGGCGCGGATCTGCTCGATCTCATGGCGCAGATGCTGGAGGTCATCCCCAACATCAACGCTGGTCGGGCTGCGTTTTACTGCAACGGTCGGGTGCGCGGGTTCCTCCGTCGCCAGATCAGCAACAAGACCATCAACTCAACGCTCAGCATCGAAGCCATCACGCGGGCCAACGGTGCGCGTATCCACATCCCCACCTTCGACGGCGTGCCCATTCGGCGAGTTGACCAGCTGGTCGGCACCGAAGCCACCGTCGCCTAATTCGCCATATCACCCAACGACACCTGAAGGAGAACATCATGATCGTTGATTCTCGACTTGAACTCATGGACAACGTCGATTGCGCCATGAACATCGGAGGCCCCACCGTCAAGGGGTCTCAGATCGATCTGACTGGAGCCATCGGCTTCAAATACATCACGGCCAACACGGGCGCTACCGTGAACGCCAACATCACCACCAACTACCCTGCCAATGATGACGAGGCTCTCTACCTCGTCATGAACTGCACGGCGACCGGCACGGGTGCCAGCGGCGTGGTGACGTTCACTCTGAGTGATGGCACGGACGCGGCTCTGTCCTCGCCCACCACGAAGATCACCATTGGCCCCTTCACCATCGGTTCGGCTCAGCTCACGGTGGGTGGCAACATGTGTATCGTGCAGTTGCCTCGCGGTGCCTACCAGCGCTTCCTCGGTCTCTATGAGACCGTGGCCACCACCAACGTGGCGGCTCTCAAGTGCGATGCGTTCCTGACGAAGGACCCCGGACAGTGGATTGCTGCTGCCGATTCGCTCGTGAAGGATGCCAACTACTAGCCTCAATCCGGCGGGGAGGGTTTCGGCTCTCCCCGCCACCTTTCTGGTGGATCACCCTTCCAGGCATTCCACTGATTTCAAGGAGATGACATGAAAGAAGTGCGTGCTACCGAACTCGGTTACTACGGCGACGAGATGATCCCGAAGGGCAAGGTGTTCACCGTGCCCGACGACTTCAAAGCCAAGTGGGTGCAGCCTGCGGATGCGCCGTGGAGTGATGAGCCTCCTGCGCCCAAGGACGTGCCTACTGCACTGAGCCAAATGAAGAAAGTTGACAAATCCTTCGTGGACCACTTCAAGACCAGTTCGAAGAAGTAGGGGGCTCTCATGGCAGCGGTCATCGACATCTACAACATCGCCTTGCAGCGTGCAGGGCATACCGAGAAGGTCGCTGCCATTGGTGAGGGTTCGACTGCTGAGATCCTCTGCACTTCGTTCTACGATCAGAAACGCCAGGAGGCGCTTGAGTTGGTGTTGTGGCAGTTCGCCAAGCGCAGAGTGACGCTGGCAGTGAAGGCTGGCACGCCTCCTGGTGGATGGCCATTTCAGTATGCGCTGCCTGCGGACTGCCTGCGCTTTCGCGGCATCCTGGTGCCTGGTATCCGCGTGGCCACCATCGACGAGAAGATTCCCTTCGAGGTCATGGCGGATGATACGGGCAGCGTGATCTACACCGACATGGAGCAAGCCGAGGGCCTCTATACGATGGACGTCACAGATGTAAATCGGTTCAGCGCTCTCTTTCGTTCGGCCCTTGGGTTCGCTATTGGCGCGGAGATCGCCATACCCCTCAAGGGCACGCCTGGTGAGGCTACATCACGTCTCTTGCAGCAGGCCTACTCCCTGGTGCTGACCCAGGCTGCTGCGGTGAACAGGAGCCAAGCTTTCGACAAGACACCTGATGGAGCGTTCATCAAAGGCAGGGTGTGATGGGCAGCGTTCAGCAATCCTCTTTCACGCGCGGTGAGATCAGCCCCAACCTATACAGTCGGGTGGACCTGGCTTTGCTCCAATCTGGTTTGAAGTTATGCTTGAACTGGATAACGGAGCCGTTTGGTGGTGTGGTCAATCGGTCTGGAACGAGGTTTGTTGCTGAGGTGAAGAACAGCAGCGCAGCTACTCGGCTGATGCCCTTCCGGTTCAACGCAACTCAGAGTTACGTGCTTGAAGCTGGAAACAACTATTTCAGAATTTTCTACGCTGGCGGTGGCCTGCTTGAGGCTTACTCAGCCCTTCCGGCTTACTCCAACGTCACTCCGTATTATGGTGGTTCGCTGGTCAAGTCAGGCTCGCTGCCTTACCGCAGTTTGCTTGACAACAACCTGAACCACGCACCTGCCTCTAATCCTACTTGGTGGCAGCTGCTTGATGTGGTGGTTGTGGGTGGTGTGCCCTACGTCAGCGTTGAAGTGCCTTCTCCTTTTGTGACTGCCGAACTGCCCGACCTGGTTTCAACGCAGTTCGCAGATACGATGACGATCACAAGCGGCGTGCATCCTCCCATGGATTTCGTGCGAAGAGGTGCTACTCAGTGGCGACTCGTGGAGCAGGTAATCGAAACAGGTCCTTTTGAAGAGTTGAATCTCGACAAGAGCATTTCCATCTTGGCGGACAAACTTATTGGATCTGTAACGCTCAGGGCTTCAGCTGCTGTGTTCGACGCAACCAAACATGTGGGCAGGCTCATCTACCTGGAGCAGCGTAACGAGACGAAGCCGTGGGAAGTTTCTGTTTCGGTTACTGCGGATGAGATTCGTCGCAATGCAGGAAAGTATTACAGTGCCCTGGATGCCGGAACGACGGGTGCGGTTCCACCTACTCACTTTGCTGATGTCAGCAATGATGGTGGTGTAGATTGGCTCTATCTTCACAGCGGCTATGGCATCGCGCGTGTTACTGAGGTAACTTCGTCTACCCAAGCATCCGCGACCGTTCTTCAACGGCTGCCGAGTAACCTTGTAGGATCCACCGGCTTTGGCACTACCATCGATACCACACACCCTGCGCCATCCCCCGGCCCGGTGACGCTCACAGCCAGCGCTACGACTGATGGTTTCTTGAAGTTGACTCGCAGCGAAGCTCATGGCTTGGTGGCGGGGCTTACTGGGTCTGCGCTGCTCACGTTCGACACTTACCGAATCATCACGCCTGGCCCTAACCCAGGTGATCCTGATTTGACCAGCAACACCGGATCGTTCAATATCAACGTGACCTCCACGACAGAGATTGTGTTCACGGATTTGGCTTACGCCGATCTTGGTGGGGTCTACGGCAACGTGGTGTCTATTGCTCCCCCAGGAACGGGCGTCGCAACCGACAGGTGGAAGTTTGGCGCTTGGTCTGCGCAGACGGGCTACCCCAAACTCGTAACGTTCCACCAAGGGCGTAGGATCTACGCTAACACGGACACACATCCCAACACCTACTGGACGACTCGCTCTAACGCCTACCTTGATTTCAGCGTGACGGCTCCTCACCAAGACGATGATGCAATCACCGAGACCTTGGTGTCAGCACAGATGAACGAGATCAGAGGCCTCGTGCCGCTTGACAAACTCGCTGTGCTTACTGCTGGTGCGCAGTGGGTTCGGGATATGACCCCCGGCGTTACTGGAGCCAAGGAGCAAGGTTCACAAGGCTCTGCCAAGCTTGTGCCTTTGAGTGTGGGCGATGTGGCGCTCTTTCTACAAGACAAGGGCCGTGTGGTTCGCAATCTTGATTTTGATTTTTCGAGAGACAAGTATGTCGGCATCGACTTGACCAAGTCAGCCAACCACTTGTTCAAGGGCCACAGCATCGTGTCGTGGGACTACCAGCAAGACCCGTTCGGAATCGTGTGGATGGTTCGTGAGGATGGACTGCTCATTGGCATGACCTACATGAAGGAGGAGTCCGTCATCGGGTTTCACCGACATGACCTTGGTGGTGCTGTCGAGTCGGTGTGCTGCGTGAGTGAGATATACAACGGCGTGCTTGAAGATGGGGTCTACCTGCTTGTAAAGCGCACCATTGGAGGAGTCGTCAAGCGCTTCATCGAGCGCATGAACACTCGCTTAGTTACGGACTTCCGGGAAGGTTTCTTCGTTGACTGTGGGCTTACCTATGATGGCCGGGTGAAGGTCATTGGGAACTCCATGGCACCTGATCTTGATCTCACAGCAACAACACTCACGCTCACAGGCGGAACTCTGTGGAATGAGACCGAGGTTCTTACTGCCACGCTGTCAGATGGTGTGTTTAACTCTAGTGTGGTGGGTAATTTCTTGGCCTATGATGACGCAGCTACTAAGCTTCGCTATTTCCTGGAAGTGTTGGTCAGAACGAGCAGCAGCGTATTGAGCGTTCGACCTAGTTCTACCATTCCCCCAACTTTCCGCAGTGCTCGAACTGACTGGGCCTACGCCCGCAAGTCGTTTGCTGGTATGGGACACCTCGAAGGTGAAACGATCAACGTGCTTGCAGACGGGCTCAGTGTGATGGGGCTCACGGTTGTGAGTGGTGGTTTCTCCCTCGACAATCCGGCTGTGCTGGTGCATGCAGGCAAGCCCATCGTGGCAGACCTCCAGACGCTTGCACTTGCCAACCCGCAGGGCGAGACACTATCCGACAAGAAGATGGCGATTCACACGGTTCGAGCGCAGACGCTGGAGAGTCAGTCGCTCTTCATGGGCAGAACTTTCAACACACTCAAGGAGAACAAGATTCCATCTGTGTCCGCATCAGCCACGATCATCGAGCTTGAGAATGGTCTGGTCGAGATTCCCATCCCTACCCCGTGGGCCAAGGATGGCTCTGTGTGCATTCGTCACACCAGACCTACTCCCATCGAGATCACTTCGCTCATTCCGGAGGTGAACCTTGGTAGCGTTTAGGTTCGAGCCTGCAACGATGGAGGATGCGATCCTTATTTCAGGGTGCGCCCGCAAGGCCGACGTGGATGAGTTGGCCGTGCTTGGTGCCACACCTTTCGATTGCATGCGCTATGGACTCGCCAACTCACTTCAGGCCTGGACCGTGTTTGCAGACAGCACCCCAGTGTGCATGTTCGGCGTTTCCGTCACGGGCCTGCTCACCAGTGAGGGTGCGCCTTGGATGGTGGGAACGAAAGCCATCGACCGGCACGCTAAGGTCTTCCTGCTTGAGTCGAAGCTTGTGCTTCAGGTTGTGCTGGCCGAGTGGTCTCATCTTCAGAACTGGGTGGATGCTCGGAATGTGCGGGCCATCAGGTGGCTTCGATTTCTCGGGTTCACCATTCACCCTGCCGAGCCCTACGGTGAACAGAATTTTCCCTTTCATCGCTTTGAGATGAGGAGCGGCCATGTGCAATAGCAAAGCGTTGATGGGTGTGGCTGCGATGGCTGCGATCTACTTCACGGCTGGTGCAGCTGCGCCTGCGGTTGCGGGTGCGACCGGAGCTGGTGCTGCCAGCGTCGGAGCAGGTGCTTCCGTAGCGGCAGGCACGACCGCAGCTGCCGGTGTGAGTAGCTCCAGCATCCTGACGGGTATGTCACTGGCAAGCACGGGGCTCTCTGCCTACGGATCAATCCAGCAGGGCCAGGCGATCAAGGAGGTGAGTGACGCGAACGCGGCATCGGATCGCACTGTGGCCAAGGAGGTGGCTGCGCGTGGTGTGGCTGCTGCGGAGCAGGCT